CGTAGCTTGTAATAAAGCCTGAAAATATAGGGTAAGTAACACTTCCATAGGTTGCAGTAATCTGCACTTTTTTCATAGGTGTTAATAAATTATAGTAAGGTCCCGATACGTTCATTGGGTTGAAGTCACCCGACTGATCGACAATACGTAAAGTAAGTGAGCCTGTCTGAAATTGATCTGATAGTGCAGTACGGCCTCGGTTAGTCTCTATGCGGTTAACCTGATTAGACACATCTACAATTACAGCTGCGCTATCGGCTAGTACGTTTGTATCTAATATGCCTGTATCTAATATCATAGCCTGAGCAAAACTAGGCCCAGTGCTAAAGTTAATTACAGCATTTATTACAGGTAAGGTCATACGAAAAATCCAGCAGGTACTGTTGAGTAACCTGATCTAGTTGCCACCTGTATACTTTCTGCTATAGCCTGACTTAACTTGTCACTGCCACCATCTATAGTAAGTCTAATATCCATAGGTTCTTGACTTGAAGTGCGTTGTGTGCCACCCATGCCAAAGCCTGCTAAATAATCACTAATGCGAGAGTTTAATTCTCTAGTGCTTGTGATGGCTTCTGCTACCTGTGGCGCTGTGTAAACATTGCCAGTTGTAGGTGATTGAAAAGTTTGCCCTGTAGTTGTAGGTGCTGCAGGTACTGTAAAATTAAACTTAGCCAAAGTCGCAGCGATGCGTGCATTTAACTCACGTATAGTAGATAAAGCCATATCTTCTATGTAACTATCTATTTTAGATGACAATGTTTTAACTTTGAATATGGCGAAATCTTCCAAAGTCATACCTGCTAATTTGGCTTGTTCTGCAAGTTTTCTTAATGCCTCAGTTGCTTCTAATTCTGCTATTAACTTTTTAGCCAAAGCTTCGTTATTGTCTAGGATTGCTAACTGTGATCTTAGGCGTAACTTAGTCTCTTCATCGGTAGCATTGTTTAGGGCTGCGTTTATGCCTATGCGTTCTAGGTCAAACTTCTTTTTGAGTTCTTCTACGTTCTTATTTTCTACAGCGTTCTTTTTAAGTAGTAATGCTAATTCTGCAGCCTTTGCCTTTGCTAATTTATCCTCGGTTTGGAATCGCTTAGCATCAATACGGCCTGCACTCCGTTGTTCGTTAGCTGGCAATTCTCTTGCTGGTGTGTTTTCTTTACCAAGCCTAGCTAATAATCCTAACGCGCTTGTTTCATAAAAGGCTTTACCTATTAAACCAATACCAGGTATATCACCTAATTTTGCAAGCAATACTCCTAAACCTGTAATAGTGTAGCCTGTCTGCTTACCTAACGCTTCCATCTTTTTAGTTGTATCTTTAATATTTGTATCTTTACCTAATGCGTCAAGCGCACCTAATATGCCTTTACCTATTTCTTCTTTAACATTTTCGCTTGCTACTTTTAATAAATCCATTTTTCCAGCGTATGTAGTTAATCTAGCCTGCGCCTGACCTGCAAACTTAGCATTTAATTCTTCCATGATTTTATCCATGTTGCCAGTCTTTAACGTGGCTTTACTTAGCCCTGCACCTAGCCTGGTAAGGCCCGTGGTATTGCCTGAGAAACCGCGTGTTAATGCTGCGCTTACTTCACTTAATGATCTACCCGTTGCAGCGCTTACGTTTAGTGCAGTCTCTAATGCATCTTGGCTTTTAGTAATTGAGCCCGTTGCAGTTAAGAGTTGCTGGAACGCTGGGCGTAACTCATCATCTAATACGCCATATAAAGACTGCAGGCTAGATATGTATGCTTCTACACCTGGTGCTGAAAATGCAAAGCCTGTGTTTTTTAATTGTACTTCTAAAGATTTAGCGGCTTTTTCATCGGCTGCAAAAGCGGCAATAGCCTTCTTACTAAATGCTAGTAATTGGTATGCGCCAAATGTGCCAGCAAAAGTTTTGCCTAGTTTTTTAACTGACTTGTCAAAAGCTGATATATCCTTTTGACCTTTTTTTAATGCTTTGCCATTAAAGGTAGCAATAGCCGAGACGACTACATTGGCCATTAGGCTGCCTTCTTAATCTCTGTAGCTTTGTTAAATTGTATAGCTGTAGAGTTTATAGCTTTAAGAATTGCATCATAAACTTCTTGACTATCCTGAGCCCATGCCTTAAATATAAGTCTGCCTTTAGTTTTCTTGCCACTGCGACCTGGCGCACCTTTAATTCTTGGCTGTGATGTAAGTCCAGGCATAGACGTTACAAATTGATAGCCTGCAAATGGATTATTAGATGCGTACTCTCTTGTAGATTTATTATATGTATATTCTCTAGCTCTTCTAGTACCCTCAAATCCTTGCACTGCGCCCACTGGTGAGTTAGGTGTACTTGGATCTATTTGCTGAAATGGCGCACGCCCTTGTGGATTATTGCGACCTGCAGTTTCATAAATGCGACCAGCTGCGCTTACGTTATACACGTAATTACTAACTTTAAATCCGTTTCTAAATGTTTTGTTTTCTCCTGAGTTATATCCGATACCTGCTTTTACGGTGCTGGCATCATATCTTGGAAATGGCCGATAGTTAATTTCTGGGTTAGGTGCTTTACTCCAGCCTGATAATACTTCGCTATTGCTTGGCGCAAATGCTCTGGCTTTACTTGCTACACCACGCATTAAAGGATCTATAGCAGTCCTAATGCGTTGACGCATGTTTTCATCTATAAACTCTAAGCCTTTAAGGACATCTTTAACGCCTACGACCTCTACTGGCATTTTTGATCTCCTTTGCTCTATCGCTTAGCACCTGCATTATTGCTGTGAGCATGTCTGAATCCATATTGATAAACTCACTAGGCGCAATTCCAGTCTCTACACTTAAAGCAGCCACCGTATAGAGAATGGAATCACGCTGTACTATTTTTTTTCTTCGTCTAATACCTCGACAGTTTCTAAGCTGTCAATAAACTCTGCGTTAAACAAAGATACCTGCGCACCTGATCTGCGTAAGCATTCCCAAGCGAGCCAGTAAATATGGCTTTGCATTTCTGTTTCTCTTAATGCCTTGGAAATGCCCATGCCTTTGGAAATTTCAAAACTATATTCGACTCCTGGCGTTATCTTGTGCTCAGATACCTCACCATTAACCCTTGTAATCTTTAGCTTTGCCATTATTACTCCTTAGTTAAAATGCCACCGATGAGGACACTGTTACTACTGAGTTTACTGTAAAGGACAGACTAGATGTTGCAATTTCGGCTACGCCACCTTGCCCAATTGGGGTTAGGTTGTTGACCAAAATTGAGAATTGGTAAGTTGGGTTAGCAGCTGAAACTGCAGTGCCTTTAACTGTGATTACTGACACTGCTAAAGTTGTTCCAAATGCAGCGTTAAGTGTCTGCATAACCTGAGAAGATGCCCAGTCATTGATAAAGTCGATAGAAAATGTGGCAGATTGCAAACCCTGAGCGAAGCGGTGAGAAAGATCGCCCATTGTTGTGACCTCTAGCTCGTCTACAATTTGGTTAATTACTGCGTTAGATACGTAAGAACTAATATCTATTGAAGGTACTGTAGGCGCAGCGGCAGTAGCCAATTTAACGCCTACATTGTTATTTAAGTATATGGCCATTGTTATTCCTCTTCTTTTTTAGTTTGTGCGGTTTGTTTTGGTGCTTCCTTGATTTGGCCTATCTTGATTAAGAAGGCTAAGTCTTCTGCTTGTGAACTCATTTTAACTCCAGCTCGTTAGGATTGATACGGTGATTTCAGACGTTAATAAATCTCCACTAGCTGCATTGGTTATAGCTGGAGCGGAGACACTTGATATGTTATAGACTAGGGTAGATGCCGCTAGTTTGTTTACTACTGCTACAAGAAAATCTTCTATGCCTTTTAGGTTGCCTTGATTGTCGAATGCAGGTGTTGTCACTAAAATTTTAAAGTTAGCCAAAGGCGCAATACTTGTCTGGCTATTATTGCTAGGTACGATGTAAGGATCTGACACAGTTACGACCACGCTGTTTGCGAGCAAAGTTGCAGGTGGAAAACTAAAGGTATTCCACACGCCTGCATTAGTAAGTGCGGTTGCTAAAGTGCCACGTAATGTGCTTATTGCAGCCATTAGCCCACCAGTGATGCAGGACTTGAATACGGCTGGATAAGGCCACGCACTCGGTTAATCAGCTGATAACCCATCCGATAAGGGCTGGCACTGACCCCATCCATACCGACCCCACCAGTCTGGCTGACTTGTCTAGCTTGCCAGATATCTACGGCTACGATCATGGCCGCTTCTCGTATTGCAGGGGTGCTCGCATAAGCTTGGGTCTTGTGGTCTGGGCCAGTTACTAGGCCATATGGTGCTACTTTGTGAAAATTTTGATCTGAGCCATTTTTAGCATATTGAATAAAAGAATAACCGTTAGGGTAATTAACCTGGCCATAGTTATACATAAATACTGGGATAAGGCTA